GAACTTGTGGTTTGCGACAGTGCAGAACCAAAGTCCATTGCGGAATTGCAGGAATACGGCATTTCGGCTATGGGGGCGAAAAAAGGCCCGGACAGTGTGGTATATGGCATGAAGTGGTTACAGGATTTGGAGGAAATCGTCATTGACCCGAAACGATGTCCCATGACCGCAAAGGAATTTACGGAGTATGAGCTGGAAAGCGATGGAAATGGGGGCTGGAAGGCTTATTTTCCGGACAGGAACAATCACGCCATAGACGCGGTGCGGTACAGCAGAGAACGAGATATGCGGCCGGTACGGATTTGGTAGGGCCAAGGAAATGTTGGAAATGTGAGCAGACAGGGTGGTATAGCGAGGGGAATTTTAGAGGCAGGAGAGAGAAAAGAAATTTTGCCAAAAGTTTTTTTGAAAGGAAAAATGCCTGTTTACATTTTGGGTTGGAAAAGAAATGGGAAGAAAACGGCAGGCAGTTTTTTGGCAGAAAGGAGAAAGCATGTATTTATCGGAAATGGATTTGCTCAAAGCAAGGCTGACGGCGGAAGGCAGGCTCAGTCAAAGCAGGATTTTGCAGGAGATTCTGCGGGAGGACAGCCAGAGCGAACAGAAACGAAAAATGCGGGAGGGAGAGAGATATTACCGCTGCGACCATGATATTTTGCAGAAGGATTTTCGCAGGACGACTATTTCGGAAACGAAAAATGGCGCAGAGGAATTGAAACCATTTTTTAATCCCAACCGCAGCAATCACCACAATGTAAATCCTTTTCATCATACATTGGTGGCTCAGAAAGCAGCGTACTTGGTGGGGAGAGAGCCTACCATCATGGTGAAAGGTGAGGGAAAAAGCGAATACGAAGCAGAACTGGCGGCATTTTGTGATGCAGGATTCAACCGTACACTGCATCGCTGGGTGGTGGGGGCGGCAAACAAAGGGGTGGAATATCTCCATGTGTATTACAACGAAGATGGAGAATTCTGCACCTGTATTGTGCCGGCGGAAGAACTCATTGTTTGCTATGACGCGGTGCATCAGGAAGAAATGACGGACGTCATTCGATATTACGACATCAAGGTATTGGAAGATGGGAAAGAACATCTTCGAAGACAGGTGGAATGGTGGACAAAAGACGATGTGACTTATTTTTCCGAAAACAGTCAGGGGGAATTTTTACAGAAAAAACAGGTGCCTCACTGGCTGGTAACAAAAGAGGAAAACGGCGAGGAAGTGGAACGGATTGCACACAATTGGGGTCGGCTGCCGTTTATTCCTTTGCAGAACAATGGAGAGGAAACCACTGATTTGGAGCTCATCAAAGGGCTGGTGGATGCTTACGACCTGCTGAGCAGTGAAGGAACCAACAATCTGCTGGATTTAGTGGATTTGTATTGGGTCATTCAAGGATATGGCGGCGAAGCGGCAGGCGCTATGGCGAAGAAATTGCAGATCAACAAGGCAGTGCAGATTAGCGACAGCAGCGGGCATGTGGAGGCAAAGCAGGTGGAACTGCCTGTGGAAAGCCGCATGAGTTGGATGAAGATGCTGCGGAAGGATATTTTCCATTTTGGCATGGGCGTAGACACTGACAGCGAGGACTGGGGAAAGGCCCCTAGTGGTGTGGCATTACAGTTTCAATATGCCATGTTTTATCTGAAAATCAACGGCGTTATGCCGGAGATTCGCAGGGCGGTGAAAGAGGTGCTGCGATTTGCTACGGAGGATTGGAACCGCAGAGATGGCGGTCAAAGGGACTGGCGGAAAATACAGGTACAGCTCAATACCAGTGGGATTACGGATGATTTAGAAACCGTGCAGATGATTCGGGAATCCCAGGGGCTTGTCAGCGAAAAGACACTGCTGGGCAAACATCCTTTTGTGGAGGATGTAAACAGCGAAATGGAACAGTTGAAGAGAGAAAGAAGCAAGAAGGAGGAAACAACATGACACAGGAATTGATGCAGAGATTGGGGATTCAGAGTCCGGAAACAGCGGAAAAGGTGGAACAGTTTTTGCTGGCACTGGAAGAAAGAAACAGACTGCTGACAGAAAAAAGCGCGGCACTGGAAAGAGAAAAAACACTGGCGGAAGAAGCCTTGCAGAACGCAAAAAAAATCGCGGCCATGGAAAAAGCCATTCTGGAAGCTGGCGGCAAGAACGCCAAAGCCATTCTGGCACTCATTGATGCTGATGAAGTGACACTGAACGAAAAAGGGGAACTGGAAGGGATGGATCTGGAAGCGGTGAAAGCCGAAGCGCCTTATCTGTTCAATGAAAAAGAAGAAAAGACAAAAGGCACAGGTTTCCAGGCGGCTTACACCAAAAAGAAAACAACAAAGGAAAACGAAATCGCGCAGACATTTAGAAAAGCGCTGAGAAGATAAGGGGGAGAAAATATGAGCATCAACACAATGGAATACGCAGCAGTATTTATGCAGGAACTGGACAGTCAGATGGTGGAATGCGCCACCAGCGGCTGGATGGAGGATAATGCTGGACAGGTACAGTACAGCGGCGGCGCGGAAGTGAAGATTCCCAAAATGGAACTGAGCGGTCTGGGGAATTATGACAGGGACAAAGGCTTTGCAACAGGCAGTGTGACTGTCAACTACGAAACAAAGAAACTGACACAGGACAGAGGCCGTGCTTTTCAGGTAGACGCCATGGATGTGGATGAAACAAACTTTGCGGCAGTGGCAGGCAATGTCATGGGGGAATTCCAGAGAACAAAGGTCATTCCCGAAATTGACGCTTACCGTTATAGCACCATTGCTCAGTTGGCAGAAGCAAAGAGCAAGAAAAAAGATTACACACCGGCGGCAGACACCATTCTGGAAACACTGCTGAACGATGTGACAGAAATTCGTGATCTGGTGGGCGATGGTGAAGAAATCGTTGTGACTATGTCCGCAAAGGTAGCTGGTATGCTGGATCTGGCTAAGGGCGGCAACAATGTCATTGACAGCGGCGAATTTACTCAGGGCAATATGACACTGAAGGTAAAAGAGATCGACGGTTGCCCTATTATCCGTGTGCCTTCTGCCAGATTTAAAACAAAATACGATTTTTATGACGGTGTTTCCGGCGGAAAGGAAACAGGCGGTTTTGTGGCTGCGGCAGATGCAAAAGATATCAACTGGATCATTGCTGTGAGACAGGCACCCATTGCTGTTTCCAAAACAGATGTGACACGTATTTTTGACCCTATGACAAACCAGAACGCAAATGCGTGGAAAATTGATTACAGAAAGTACCATGATCTGTGGATCACAGACAACGGTATGGAAGGTGTGCTGGTCAGCGTAAACAGCGCCGAATAAAGGCGGTGGGGCCATGAAGGAAGCAATTTTGGCAAAAATGGCGGAACTGCGGCAGGTGGGGGCGGAAGACGCCGCCCTTGCCTTTGCGGCAGAGAGAAGCATGGAAATGGTGCAGGCTTACTGCAATCTGGAGGAAATGCCAGCGGAGTTGGAACATGTTTGTGTGTGCATGGGTTTGGAAATCTATGACAAAGGCGGTTTGCAGGAAGGCGGTATTAAGGAGATCACAGAAGGAAAGGTTTCTGTGACATTTGCAGATGAAGCAGATACGGCAGGGGCATTTTTGCAGCATTATCAGGAGGAATTGAACCGTTTTCGGAAGATGCAGTGGTGAGAAAAGGGGGGGAGACTATGGCAGGAAGCTGGCAGACAGCGAAAAGGGCTGTGGAAAGTCATTTTTCGGACAAATGCCGTGTGACGGAATTTACAGAAGAAGAAACGTCCTGGGGGGAAACCCGTTTCAGCGCTGTGCAGGGAAAAGAAATGACTTGCAGGCTGGTGGAAGAAGGCGACAGCAGTGACATTGAAGGACTGTTGGCTTATGGGCAATGGGAAGGGGTATTGTTATACCCGACGGAAAATCACATTATGGCAGGCAGTCAGGTGGAAGTGACAAAGCCAGACGGCAGGGAGGTCGTCTTTTTTACCACGGGAGAAACCCTTTCGTACAGTACTCACAAAGAAACGGTTCTCACACGGAAATGTCCCTTTTAAGGGGGGGATGCGCGATGGAAAGAAAAGATATGATGACACTGCTGAAACGGGCGGTGATTCAGGCGTTAAAAGAAGGATTTTCACTCCCCGTGTATGGAGAACGAGTGCCCCAGAAGACAAAAGTACCCTGTTTTTCCGTAACGGTAGAAGAAACGGTGCAGAAAAGGCTGTTGGGTAGGCGCAGAGCGATGGAGGCAAAACTGAAAGTACGCTATACGGGGGCAGAGGAAAAAGACAAAAAGGAAATGGCGGCTGCGGTGGCTGATGGGCTGTATGAGGTGCTTTGGTTGGTGGGCAGTGCAGAGCGGTTTGGGGCAAGGAACATGTTCCACACCATGACAGAGGACGGCGTGGATTTTTTTGTCACATATGGCTGGCAGATTATTGTGGAACAGCAGGAAACCCTCATGGAGCGGCTGGAATACAACGGGGAAAAGGTGATCGGATATGAAGAAAACGAAGTTTGAAAAGGCACAGCTTCTGGAAAGCAAAACACTGGGATATGGCAGGGATTTGCTGGAAGCGGTGCTGGAGAACGAAAAAACTTATACAAAGGAAGAAGCCGCAAAGGCGGCAGAGATGTATTTGAAGGGGAAAGTAAAGGAGGAGAAGTAATATGGCATTAGGCGGCGGCACTTTTTTGGTGCAGAACAAGGTATTGCCGGGGGCGTACATCAATTTTGTATCCAGACCAAGAGCCATGGGGGTCATGGGCGAAAGAGGCGTGGTCTGCATGGGCATGGAGCTGGATTGGGGCCCGCAGGAAATGATGACGGTGGAAGCGGCGGATTTCCAGACAAACGCCATGGAGGTATTTGGTTTTGGATACAGTCATGACAAAATGAAGGACATGCGAGAGCTGTTTTGTGGGGCGAAAACAGCGAAGATTTACCGCATCAATAGCGGGACTGCGGCAACGGCAAAAATCGGAGAACTGACTGTTACAGCAAAATACGGCGGTCTGCGCGGCAATGACCTGCGTGTGGTGGTGGCGGAAAATGTGGATGAAGAAGGTATGTTTGATGTGGCTACTTACATGGATATGGAACAGGTGGATGTGCAGACAGTGGCGGACATTGACAGTCTGGTAGAAAACAAGTTTGTAAAATTCAGCGGCACTGGGGCACTGACAGCCACAGCGGCAACGCCTTTGACTGGTGGTACCACAGAGGAGGTTTCCGGCAGCGGATATACGGATTTTCTGGCGGCGGCAGAAAAAGAGGATTTCAATGTGCTGGCATACAACGGCACAGACGAGGTGACAAAAAAACTGTTTGTGAGCTTTACAAAACGTCTGAGAGATGAGGAAGGCGTGAAGTTTGTGACAGTTCTTTATGATTATCCCCAGGCGGATTACGAGGGCATCATTTCCGTTGGTACTGCAAAAGAACTGGTTTGTTGGACAGCAGGCATGGAAGCCGGGGCGGCTGTCAACGAAAGCTTGACCAACCGCAAATATGACGGGGAATATGAAGTGGATGCCAAAGACACCAAAAGCAATTTCATCAAGGGGATTCAGGCAGGGAAATTTCTGTTTTATGATGACGGCGGCGAGGTGCGTGTGCTGCGGGATATCAACTGTTTCACTTCTTTTGAAAGCAACAAAAACAGTGATTTTTCCTCAAACCGTGTGGTGAGGGTGCTGGACAGCATCGCCAATGATGTGGCAAGGATTTTCAGCCAGTATTATCTGGGCAAACGCAGCAACAACGCAGACGGCAGAAATCTGCTGAAAGCGGAAATCATTGCGTATCATGAACAGCTGTTGCAGCTGGAAGCAATCGAAAACTTTACAGCGGAAGATATTACGGTGCAGCAGGGCGTGGAAAAACAGGATGTGGTGGTATACGAAAGCGTACAGCCTACCGATGCCATGGAAAAACTGTACATGAGAGTGGAAGTTGTGTAAAAGGAGGAGAAATATGGCTTATTTACGGGCAAAAGATACGGTAAACGGTGC